TTTTACCATTTCGTATTTCAGAAAGATAACTCTCGGTGATCCCTAATTCTTTCGCCAGGGCACGCCAAGTCTTGATCCCCCGCTCGGCCATAATTTTTCTCAGCGCCGGCGCCAGATCGATTTCTTCTCGCTTTACGAATTCTTGAACACTTGCTATCAACATAATTCCTCCGAGTAAAAAACTTCACATAGTGCAAGAATATTTCTTGCAAAACACTTCTTGCTCTGCTAACATCTGGCGCATGGCTACCAACGACAGCGCCTTAAAGGCATGGATAAAGGCTGAGGGGTCAGGTGCCCAAACCCGGTTATTCAAGGCTATCATTGCGGAAATGCCCACCTTTTCAATGTCTCTCTTGTCTGAATATGTGAACCAGCGGGACAGAAAATTTAAGCGGTTTATACCGTTTGAGGTGGCCGTGATTATCAGCCGGCATACCGGAATACCCCTCTCACAACTTGAATTCAAGTATGTCCACAAACCCGGTGCGGATCATGTTATCGCCAGGTGAACAAATTTGTCAAGAATTATTTAACAAAGTGAGAAGGGACACCAGCCCTGGGGAGGGGCCTTATGGCCCGACCGAAAAAATGCACGGTTGACTATTTTCCCCACGACTGCCACCACGGCAAGACCATGTTGATCATCGAAACCCGCTACGGCAACGATGGTTACGCCTTTTGGTTCAAATTGCTGGAATTGCTTGGCGGCTCTGAGGGGCACTTTATTGACCTTAATGATCCACCTACCCTTGAGTTTCTTACGTCAGTAACCCGGACCACTGAGGATTTAGCCGTAGGGATTCTCAATTTACTGGCCAAACTGGCGGCTATTGACCCCGAATTGTGGGAAAACGGCATAATTTGGTCAAGTAACTTTATGGCCCGAATAGCCGATGCATACAGGAATCGGACGGAAGGAACCCCGGGCAGACCGGATTACTTATGTAAGAAACGTGAGGTGGCCGGGGTTTCTGACGTAAGAAATCCGCAAACTAAACTAAAGGAAACTAAAGTAAAAGAAACTAAAACTACCTTGTGCGATTTATCATCGCACGACCCGGTTGAAAAATTGAATGGCCGCGATCTTGAATGTGAGTTTAAGACCTTCTACGAGGCATATCCACGCAAGAGAAACCCGGCCCATGCCCTCAAAGCCTACGTCAAACAAGGCAAAGCTGGTATTTTACCCGCCATTGAAGACCTTTTGACCGCCCTTGAAGATCAAAAAACCTGGCCAGAATGGACGAAGGACAAGGGAGAATTTATCCCTCACCCGGCAAGCTGGCTCAACGGTGAACGCTGGAAGGATGAACGCACCGGCCCGCCGGCCAGGCCCCGGAGGAACTATGAAGACCGAGCAAATCATGAAGTCATTAACACCGATTGAGGCCGCCCGTGAAGCGCAAGCCCTCGAAAGCGCACTCCTTAAAAGGGGCGTCTATCCTGTCCACCTGGAGGCCCGCCTCAGTGACTTTGAGCGCCTACCAAAAGAAAGGCCGGGATTCATTTCTGGCCCCGTGGGCAGCGGCAAGACTTATATGGCCGTGGCCTACCTGGCCGACGTTATCACCCGGGCGCTGGCCTTGCCCAATGAGCAGCATCAAGCAGACCGGGCCGTGGGCAGGATTGGCTTCACCCGGGCGGTTGACCTGATGATGGCTCTCAGGGCCAGCTTCAAGAATAATGACGGCGGGCCCGAGGCTGTCATTTGGCAATTTTCGAGGTATCAATTCCTGGTCATTGACGACCTGGGCACTGAGCGGGACACGCCGTTGGTGGCCGAGGCGCTTTACTCAATCCTTGACTACAGGGGCGGGCACCGGCTCTCGACGCTGATCACTTCCAATTTCAAGTTGAGCATAATCGCCAGCCAATACGGCGACTATGGTGAGCGCCTGGCGTCACGGATTGCCGGCATGGGCCGGGGGCTTGAACTCAAGGGCAAAGACAAAAGGTGGCAGAATTGAGCGGATCATCGATTGATCACATCAAAATGACAATAAGAAGCGGGGCCTGCCCGCTATGTGGAAAGTGGATTAAAGTTGAGGATCAGAAATTTGTTACTCACAAGCAGAGGGCGCCGATCCGTGAAATTTGCCCCAATAGCGGGCAGGTGATACCTGAGGACTGGAAATGAACAAAATTTGCAAGGAATTCAAGGCGAAGGCTGAAAGCCTGTTCGGGCAGGAATACAGTCACCAGCCGGGCGGGCCGTGCCAGCACTACGTCCACCCGCACGGCTGCAAAATTGATTTGCAAGATACCTGTGAAACCGAGGGCTTCAAGGTCATACCCCGGGCGGATCAGGAAAGTGACACCGAGGAATAAACTGAAAAAGGAGGATCACCATGGCAAGACCCTATCTTTTCCCGGAATTGGAGCCCACGGCGATTGAGTTGGCTATTCTTGTGGGCCGGCTTGAACAGGTTGAGGCTGAGAAAAAAGCGGCCAATGATGATTTCAAAGAGCAAATTGACTTGCTCAAAATCCAGATTAGGAATGCGGCCCGCACTATCAACGAGGGGATGCATGACGGCATTACACGGGTCAGGGTAAGCAAAGGAGAAGTCAACGTGCGCCAACTGGCAGCGCCGGCGGGCTATGAGCCTATTCCTGAAGGCGAACAGCATTAAGATATTTCCCGGGCTTGCCCGTATGGGCTGCACCGGGGGAGCCACGTTCAGCGCCCTTGGGGGTTCGTGGCAAACTGCAATCAAACCCGAGCGTCGGAGATTGACCGGGGGCGCAAACTTTTAACCAGGAGGTTTATCATGGCAGGATTTGTAATCGGGTGGGTTCTTGGATGTGTAGCGGGATATATGCTCTGCGCTGTTATGGCTGACGGTAGTCGACGGAGACGCCAGGAGGAACGGCGTGACGCTGAGGTTTACCGCACGGCGGGGGAAAAATGAGGGGCCTTGCGCTGGCCTTGGCATTGATGCTGCTATCAAGCGCCGCCTTGGCCAGCCCTCCCCCGCAAATCGGCCGACTTGTCATGCCGGCGCCCTGGTGGAAAATCACTTGCCAGGCCGCCCGGGATTATGGCCTTGATCCATACTGGATCGCCGCGGTCATGGCCATTGAAAGTCGCTTCGAACGCCTGGCGGTGAATAAGCGGCACAAGTGCTATGGGCTCATGCAGCTTCAGCGTGACACGGCCCGAGGCTTGGGCGTTACTGATCCTTTCGACCCGGAGCAGAATATCAGGGGCGGCGCCGCTGTTCTTGCCAGGCTTTGGAAGAAGTGCCGGGGTAATAAGCTGCGCATCCTCAAAAAATATAATCCAACGGACACAGGCGCCTATTCCAGGGAGGTCATGCGGGCCTGGCGCCAGGCAAGGGGGAGTGAATGAACTACGCCGGCCTTACCGCCCAAGAGCGCAAGAAGATCTATAAGCGGGAGGAAACGAACCTCAAGCGGGCCTGCACGTTGCTCTTGAAGCAATATCACGGCTTCAGTTTGCCCATGCCCGGGGGCCTTGGGTCAGTCAACGGCTCACCTGACAGGATATGCTTTTTCGCTGGCCGGGCCGTTTGCATTGAGTTTAAGCGCCTTGGTCAAAACCTGGCGCCAGCACAAACGGAAATGCAGGAAAATATCCTGTCTCGGGGCTGCGAATATTTCGTGGTGAGAAGTTTGGACGATTTCATGGCAGCAATGGGCCTGCCCATCCGCAAACTTTTCTAACCTTCAACCGCCCACCAGGGCAAAAGGAGAATCATCATGACCGGAGCAGAACTAGAAGCAGAAGTGCAGGCTGAGGCGATCAACAATGGTGGTGACACACTGATGGCTATGTACGCCGTGTTCGCCCGTTACCTCAGCGCCGGCGGCAAAGTGACCGGCCTGGACGGTGACAAGCCACTCGGGGCTTCCATGGGCGATACCGAAACCCCGGGCTAACTTGTCACAGGGCGAAGTTTTCTCTTGACTTTTGGCGTAATCGCCTTCATTACTCACAAGGTAATGGAGGCTTTTTTATGGCAGGCACAAAAAAAGGGGGGCGAAATCATGAAATAGGTGCTAAAGACACCGCTGATCAAACGCCCGGGGGTCAATTAAGACCCACCGCGCCGACGCCTTTTTTATTGACCCGCTTATCAGTTTCCATGACGCCAACGAGAACGACAACAGCGCCATGCGCCGGGTGCTGGATTTCATTACCGAGATCATGCGCAAAACCGGGGCGGGCGCCGGCGTCTTGCATCACTTCGGAAAGCCTACCGAGAACAGCATTGTAGAGCACAGAGCCCGTGGCGCCTCAGCTATCCGTGATTGGTGCGATTCCATGCTGGCCTTGACCGTCAAAAAGGCGGCGGATGGGTATCTACACGAAATCACTTTTGTGAAGGTCAGAAACGGCCGGCAGCCGAAACCGATATCTCTTAAACGCGATGAGAATCTAGTTTTCCAGGTGACCGAGGAAGAATCAAGATGTTCCCCTGAGCAGGTGGCGCAGATCATAAGGGCAAAAGGTGGCCGGGTGAACGGCCGGACAGACCTCGTAGCAGCGATTCGGGAGGTTATTGTGTGTGGGGAAAGGACCGCCGGAAAATTCATCACCGCGGCCATTGAAAAGCAGACGATTCAGGCTGTTCCCGGAGATCGTGACCCCAAAAAATCGGGGGCGACTCCTAATGCCTATATCGTGGTGGAACAGGATTGATATGTGCAACCCTACAATAAAAACCGTTGCACACATTAGGCTCATTGCACGAATCAACCTGTTGATATTGTTGACGATTAATATGTGCAACGGTGGATATGTGCAAAACCAAGGGTTGCACATATTAAATATGAGTGATTTCAACAACATGGTGATAGGTGCAATATGTGCACCCTATAGGGTGGGGATACCCCGTTGCACGTATCCCCCCCTCGTCTATTTGGGTCGGCTTTTTTGGGTGCAGGAAAAGTGCGCAGGAAAAAAAGAAGCCCAACGACTACCCCCTCTCCCCCCTCTGGCCGGGGCGAGACTTCATTGAGATTTCGGGAAAGGTTGGAGCCCATTTTGAAGGAAATAGAGAGTCATTTCCGGGTAGTTGTTGACCATACTGTTGACCAAACGGACTTGAAAATCAGGAGAGTCATTAACCATGAGCACTAATGGCGAGCGCACTACGGATAAGTTATCCGTAAGGCGGCGGGAAGATAAGCAAACCGGCCACCTGGAAACGCTGTCTCATGGCCTATATTTCCACGTCGACAAATTCGTGGTTGATGGCCGGTCATCTTTGGGCCAGAGCATTAAGCAGATTGTGGGTGCCCTGCTGGAGCGTTTCCCTGATCCAGCACCTGCTGCGGCTAAACTACTGGCCCAGCGCACCGCGTACAAGTTGATTCGGGCAGCCAGTTATGAAGGTTGGGTTTTGAGCGGTGTGCAGCCCCCCGGCGCCAGTGCAGATCGGGACTATCTGAAATTGACCGGGAGCATCCGCGCTGACATCCAGACGCTTTATGTGATGAGTAAGGACGCCGCCCCCAGTGATAAGACGCCCGACCTCAAGGAATATTTGGAAATGCTCAAGAAGGCGTCTAAGGCAATGCCGGCGGCTATTAAGGAAGAGGCTGAGCCCTATGCCTGCAAGTGCGGGGGTAAATGCAACGGGGGAAAAGATGATCACCCTCAGGATTGACAATCAAGCGCACCTAAGCCCGCTCAGTGAGCTTCCCGGGCAAGCGGCCACTCAGATCAAGGATCGGCTTATCTTCCCGAACCCGGCCCACCAGGAAGCGGTTAAGCGGGGCTTCTACGCCGGGAATCTACCCCAGGAGATTAAAGGTTACCGGGTAGAGGGCGACGCCTTGATCATCCCACGGGGCTTCGCTGCGCAACTGGTGGCAATCTTGCGGGGGGCGGGTGTGCAATACCGGGTTGAAGATCACCGGCGCACCTTACCTGAGGTTGATCTCACCTTCAAGGGCGAGCTCCGGGACTTCCAGGTTGAAGCCGTGAATGCCATGGCCTCCCGGGACTTCGGCATCATGTCGTCGGCAACGGGCAGCGGCAAGACGGTCATGGCCCTGTACCTGATAGCCATGCGCCGGCAACCGGCCCTGGTGGTGGTGCATACGAAGGAACTTATGGATCAGTGGATAGCCCGGATCGGGACCTTCCTGGGGATTCCGGCCCGGGAGGTGGGGATCATCGGCAATGGAAAGAAGCGGATCGGCGACAAGATCACCGTGGCGCTGGTGCAATCCGTTTACAAGTGCGCCGGCGAGATTGCCCCGCTCATTGGCTACCTGATGGTGGATGAATGTCACCGGGCCCCCTCCCGGACCTTTACCGAAGCTGTGAGCGCCTTTGACAGCCGGTACATGACCGGCCTGAGCGCGACTCTTTTCCGCCGGGATGGTCTGTCTCGCCTGATTTACTGGTACCTGGGAGATAAGATCCATGAAGTTGACAAGGCCGCCCTGGTGGACGCCGGGCACGTCCTGAGGGCTGAGGTGATCCGGCGCATGACCGAATTTGAGCCCAAGTTTGACCCCTCCGAAGAGTATAGCAAGATGCTCTCCGAGCTTACCCAAGACCCGGCCCGCAATGCCCTGATAGCGTCAGACGTGGCCAGAGAAGCAGGCAACGGCGACGGGGTGTGCCTGGTGCTGAGTGACCGGAAGGCGCACTGTGAGGCGCTGGGGGCTGCTCTATTGGCCCGTGGGGTCAATGCTTCAATACTTACCGGCGATATGGGCAACGTCGAGGGCACGGCCCAACATATCGCCTTCAATGAAGCGGCTCACCCGGTTGCCCATTATCATGATTGAGGTTGACCGTGACAAGGTGGCTCGTGCCCATGCCACGACCCCGCTGGTGGAGTCAGGCCGGGTTTACCTTCCGGAGCCGGGCACGCCTGGGAGTGAATGGCTGGCCGATTACCTGGATAGTATGGCGGCCTTCCCCGCCGGCGCCAATGACGATGATGTGGACAGCACGACCCAGGCCCTCAACCGTTTCGTGCGCGGTGCCAGTTCCCGGGGCCTGTTTGATTTTTACCAGCAATTAGCGGCAGAGCAAGCGGCCCGTGAGGCGGTTGCAAATTAAGGGGGTGTCATGGCTGATAAGGGCATAAAAACAGAACTTGCGCCGGGCCTGGTGGCAAGGGTCGCTCAAGGCGTGCGGTACATGGTCACCGGCAAGGGGCCGGAATGGTTCGGATCAGGTGAGGCCCTTGAACCTGTGGCGCCCAAAGAGGCGGCGGGCCGGGCCTTTGATTATCCCATGTCAATCAACATAACGGTGCAGCCCCGGGCCGGCGAGGGGATAAATTTTCTCATGCTCCGGGCCTTGGCTGAAAGTTATGATGTTTTGCGCCTGGTGATCGAAACCCGGAAAGACCAGGTGGCCAAGATGGATTGGCAAATCGTCCCCCGTGAGGACGGGAAGGCCAAGGAAGGTGATGAGCGGATCACCGCCCTAAAATCCTTTTTTGCCTACCCTGATCGCATTCATTCCTGGGGAACCTGGCTGCGGATTATGCTTGAGGATATGCTGGTCATTGACGCACCGACCATCTACCCGCGGTTCAACAAGGGCGGCCTGCTATACGCTTTTGAGCCCGTGGACGGCGCCACGATTAAATGCCTGATAGATGCCAACGGGCGTCCGCCTGCACCGCCTGAGCCAGCTTATCAACAGATCCTCAAGGGCCTTCCTGCCACGGAGTACACAAGCCCCGTGTCAGGCACGGCCTCCAATCAGCTTGTCTATTCTCCACGCAATCCCCGGGCGCATAAGGTGTACGGTTATTCCCCTGTGGAGCAGATCATCATGAGCGTCAACATGGCGCTACGCCGGCAAATGCATCAAATGGAATTTTACACCGAGGGCACCGTTCCGGACGCCCTTCTTGAAGTGCCGGCTGACTGGACGGTTGACCAGATCAAGGAATTTCAACTTTGGTGGGATTCCATCCTCAGCGGGCAAACCGGAGAGCGCCGCAAGGTTCGCTTCATCCCCGGGGGCATGAAGCCGCACTTTACCAAAGAGGCTATTCTGAAAGACGAAATGGATGAATGGCTGGCCCGGGTCGTTTGTTTTTGCTTCAGCGTGCCTCCGACCCCGTTTGTTAAACAGGTCAATCGGGCTACGGCGGCCACGGCTGCTGAGTCAGCGTTACAGGAGGGATTAATCCCGCTGCTCAAGTGGGTCAAAGACCTCATGGACTTCCTGATTTTTACCTATTTCGGCTATCTTGACCTGGAATTTGCCTGGAAAACTGAGGTTGACGTTGAGCCAAAAATCCAGGCTGAGATTGACGCCAGCGATGTTTCAAAAGCCATCAAGACCCTTGACGAAGTGAGGGAAAGTCGGGGCCTCCCGCCTTATGAGGGGGGCATTGGCGCAAAGCCGCTCATTTACACCGCCAGCGGCGCCGTGCTTCTTGAGGAAGCGATAAAGCCTCCTGAACCTATGTCGGCGGCCTTTGGGGAATTTGGCGGCAATGGCGGCGGCCAGGAGCCGCCAGGTGCCCCGCCTCCCCCGCCTCAGGGCGGCGCTGGGGGAAAACCCGGGCAAGGGGAAGGGGGGGAGGGGGAAGCACCGTCACCGGCCCCTGAGAAGTTTGAGAAGCGGGGTAAAAAGTCACCCGTAAACCCTATTGACCGGGAGCGCCCCGAACTAAAAGCGCAAATTGCAGCTATGCAGAAGACCCTCAGTGAGGGCTTCAAGGACGTTGCCCCGGACGTGGCCGAACAGGTGATAGCAGAACTTGGCAAGGCGGGGGAACTGGAATCGGCCGAGGAAATTGCAGCTGAGGTCAACCGCATTTTGGCAGTTCTGGATTTTGCCGGGGTCAATGAAGTGGTGGCCGACATTACGGCGAATATTGAGAAGGTGGCCACCGACGGCGCCGCCGTGGCCCTGATCCAAATTGACTATGAGGCCCCGGGGATCACTGAGCTTTTGGATGAGCGCGCCTTGGCCTATGCTCAAGAGCGTGCGGCTGAGCTGGTGGGTAAGAAGTGGATTGACGGTGAGCTGGTGGACAACCCTAAAGCCGAGTGGTCAATCGCCGAAAATACTCGGGAAATGCTGCGAGGCGACATTTCCCAGGCCATTGAAGAAGGTTGGAGCAATGACAAATTGGCAAGCGTCATTGAGGAAAACCACGGCTTCAGTGAGGCCCGGGCCGAAATGATTGCCCGCACGGAAACGGCCTTCGCAGACAGCGCCGGCAACATGGCAGCTTATCAGGAAAGCGGCCTCGTATCCGGCAAGGAATGGATCATGGGTTCTGAGCATGATCTTGACGATGAGTGCAATACCAACGCTGAGGCCGGCGTGATTCCCTTGGATGAGGAATTTCCATCCGGGGATCAGACGGCGCCGGCGCACCCGAACTGCGTTTGCGATATTCGACCAGTGCTCGCAGGCCAAGAAGGTGAGGAATGAACCAAGCCGCCCTATTCAAATCCTGGTACAAGCAATTCCCGTCAATGACCTGTGAGCCCGGGTGCCTGGATTGCTGTCAGCGGTATGCGCCGGCCATGAGCAAGTGGGAATGGGATCAGGTGAGGCACCCCGGGAAGATTGTCAGGGCCAATATATCCTCGTGCCCTTTCCTCACTGAGGGCGGCTGCACCATCTACACCCGGCGCCCGATTATCTGCCGGATGTTCGGCACCGTGGGCAAGCAAGAACTCAAGAGACTGGCCATTGAAAATAGCTTCACTCTGGCGTGCCCCCGGGGAAAGGAGCCTGAAACGCCTCTACCGGCCCGTGATGCCCTGGAAATCCTGATTGCCTACCAGCGGGTAGTTTGGCGGGAATTCGCTCAGCACTTGGGGCAATGGCTGGCCTACCTCACGCCGGCCACGGCAGAAGCGCCGGTGCCTGATAAATTCCAATGGCTGCGTTATGTAATGGCCACGCCTGAGGGGAAACGAAAGGTCTGCATGGACGTTTTACGTCTGCCCATGGCGCCCGGCCCCGGGGGAAGCTGGGAAGCCATGATGCCAAGAACTTCAAATGAAGAAGCCGAGAAGCTGATAAATGTCTTGCAATCCTGACAAAATGAGTGTAATGCAGGACTCAATAACTTCGTGCAGCGAGAAGTTTTTAGATTTGCGCAAGGTGCGCCGTCGCATTGAAGACCGATTGAGGAAGGACGATGAAGCCGTGAAAGCCACGGCACGACTGTTAAAGATCAAGCAAGACTGAAAAACCTGGGCAAAGCATAGCCTCGCAAGAGGCACCCGCACGGCCCGCAACCCCTTCACCGGGGCGGCGGGCCGTTTTCTTTTTAAGGAGCCAAATTATGAATTTATTCGCAAGGCTTTTGAAGGTGGACGTGGCCCGGCAAGAAGTCACGGGCCGGATCGCCCGTGAGGAACCGGACGCCTCCAAGGAGATCATGGACTACGAAACCTCAAAGCCCCTGTTCCGGGCCTGGTCTGAATCCTTCCATGTGGCCACGGGGGGAATGAGCAAGGGGAACGTGCGGGCTATGCACGGGAAGGTGGCCGCCGGCAAGCTCACGGAGATTTCCTTTGACGATGCGCAGAAAGCCGTTGACGTGGTGGCCCATATCGTTGACGCCGCTGAGTGGGAAAAATGCCTTAAGGGCGTTTACACCGGCTTCTCCATCGGGGGGAGCTATGCGAAACGCTGGGAAGACGGCGAGCTCATGCGCTACACCGCCAAGCCCTCTGAAGTCTCCTTGGTGGACAATCCCTGCATCAAGAGCGCCCGGTTTTCACTGGTGAAAGCTGACGGCACGGTTGAGGAATGTGAGCTGTGCAAGGGTGACGAAGCACCGGCCCCGGCCCCTGACGTGGCCGGTGAAGGCCCCACGTTTGAAGACCTGGCCAAGTATGCCGGCGAGGAAGTCTTTGACGCCGGCATGGCCATTGAAGCCCTGAGCACCATCCTCTACCTGTTCGACAAGGAAAAAACCGAGGATCACCCGGAAGCCGCCGGCCAAATGGCAAACCTGGGGGCGGTTATCTGCAATCTCAAAGCGTTCATTGCCTCTGAAATCATGGAGGCTCAGCCTACGGGCGGCGCACCGGAAATGCTCATGATGGCGAAAGCGGTCATGGTCATTGCCAAGGCTGGGGCCCGAAATAGCAAGTCTGACTCTGATCGGATTCAGGGGATTCACGATCACTCAGTTTCCCTCGGAGCGGCTTGCGCAGCCGCCAAGGCCGAGAAAGGAGAAGGTGACAGTATGGAAAAAGCAGAACTGGAATTGCAACTTACCAAGCGGGATGAGGAAATCACCGGCCTGAAAAAGACCGTTGATATCCTCACGGGCGATCTGAAGGCGATCAATGAAAAGCTGGCCAAGCTGGAAGCGGAGCCGGCGCCTGGTGGCCCGGCGGCCAAGGAAATCCCGGTTAAAGCGGTTGAGAAGGCTGCGGACACTTCCAGCGCCGCCGGCCCCTCTGAGGCCGAAATGATCGAGAAGAATGACACCGTGGGCCTCTTGAAACTGGCTCATCAGAAACCTTTCCGCATCGGCGGGTAAAGGTCGCCTATCACGGCTGAAGGAGAAAAAGAAATGCAAGGTGCAATGACCCAAGAAACCATCAACCTGATTAAAGCGGCCATGCTTGACCCGAATAGCGAGCTGGCCAAGGCGTTCGTTCAGAGCGCCGTCACCGCCGGCCTCACTGCCTATGACCTGGAGGCACCGGCCAAGACCCTTTATCCCGTCTTAACCCCGCTGCGCAACCGGATTCCCCGGGTGAGTGGCAAGGGCGGCATTCAAGCGAACTGGCGGGCCGTGAGAGCTATCAACACCGCCAAGCTGAGTGCCGGCGTCGTGGAAGGGAAACGTGGCGGGATCATCACCACGATCACTGAAGAATATCTGGCGGCTTACCGGGGCCTCGGCCTGGAAGACACCGTGACATTCGAAGCGCAGTATGCCGGCCAGGGCTTTGAAGACATTAAAGCCCGTGCCGTGCGGGGCCTCCTGCAAAGCCTCATGATCCAGGAAGAAGCGATCATCCTCGGGGGCAATGGCGCTGCGGTGGCCCTGGGCAAACCGACCGCTCCGACCGTCACTGAAAATCTGGCGGCGGTACTCCCCGGCGACTTCAAGGCCGGCACGAAATACAAGGTTGGAGTTGTGGCCCTGACTCTGGAAGGTTACAACCTGTCCTCCGTGGCCGGCGGCATCGTTCAATCCTACTCCCGCACCAACGGCGGGGCGGATGCGGCGGATACCGTCAACGGCGGCAGCAGCACCCCGTCTGACCTGACTGAAATCTCGATCTCAGCTTCCGGCGTGGATACTCAGTCAATCAACATGAGCACCCCGGTTGTCCCGGGCGCCGTGGCCTACGCCTGGTTTTGGGGGGCGAGCGCCGGCGATCAGCTCTTGGGCGCAATCACCACGATCAACGCCTATGCGGCCACGACCCTTCTGGCTACGGGCACGCAGAAGCAAGCCGCCCTGAATGCGGTTGACAACAGCAAGAACAGCCTGATCTTTGACGGCTTGCTGTACCAGGCATGGAAGACCGCCAGCGGCGCATACATCAAGAACATGGCGACCCTGGCCCTCAAGGGCGTAGGCACCCCGTTGACCGCCGGCACGGACGGCACAATCGCCGAGTTTGACGCCGCCCTGCAATCCATGTGGGACAACTATCGACTGAGCCCGACTCGGATGATCGTTTCTGGCCAGGAAATGAACTACATCCGCAAGAAGATTCTCACCGGCTCCGCAACCGGAGCGCAACGGTTTGTCTTTTCCGCTGATCAGAACGGCGTCATGGGCGGCGTCATGGTCAACGCCTACCTCAACCCCTTCGGCATGGGGGCGGCCAAGCCTATCCCCATTGAACTTCATCCGAATATGCCCCCGGGCACGGTGCTCTTTGACACCGATGATCTCCCCTACACCCTGAGCGGCGTTACCAACGTCAAGCAAATCCGGACCCGCCAGGAGTATTATCAAATCGAATGGCCGCTGCGCACCCGCAAGTACGAGTACGGCGTCTATTGCGATGAGGTTCTGCAAAACTACTTCCCGCCGGCCTTCGGGATCATCACGAACATCGCCGCCGGGTAAAAGGGGTGCCTCATGCAGTTAAAAGCACCTGAAGGGATCAAGAGCGTGGCGGTTGGCGGGACGCAATATTCCGTTGACCGCCTCGGCGTGGTGGAAGTGCCGGCTGAAGCCGTGGAGCAATTTGTCGGCCATGGCTTCACCCCGTATTTCCCGCCGGCGCCTGAAGTGAAGGCGGCGGAAGAAGAAAAGCCGGAAACCTCGGAAGAAGAAAAGCCGGGCAAGCGGCCTTACCACAAGAGGTAATCATGCCTGACTTGACGACCCTGGCAAAAGCGAAGGCATGGCTCGGGTTGGGGATGGAAGTTGAGCCTGGCTCAATCCCCGTAAACCCGGGGCCTTATACCGTGACCGTGATTAAGGCTTCGGCCTGGCAGGGTGACGGCGGGGTTTTGTTCTCAGCGACCGGCGTGCCCCTGGTGAAAGTCACCGGGCCGCCGGCGGCTGGCCAATTTGCCGTGGCCGCTGGGGTTTATACCTTCAATTCAGGCGATGCCGGCAAGGCCGTGCGGATTGCTTACCTCACCTTCAACGTGGACGATAACCTTCTGGCGGCCTTGATCACGGCGGCCAGCGCCTTCATTTTGGATTACCTGTCCAGAGATATTGTCACCGCGGCTTACACTGAATACCGGGATGGGCCGGGTGGCCATGCCCTGTCAATGAAAAATTACCCTGTGACCGCCGTTTCTGCGGTTGAGATTAACGGCGTGGCTATTCCGGTGGCATCAGATCAAGTTAGCTTTGGCTATCTATTTGATGACCGGCAAGTCATTCTTCGAGGTTACACCTTCACCCGGGGCCGGCAGAACGTCAAAGTCACTTACACCGCCGGCTATGCTGCGGTACCCGCTGACCTTGAGCAAGCCTGTCTTGAACTGGTGGCCTATAAATATCGGGGCCGGGATTGGACAGGGCAATCGAGTAAAATCATCGGGGGTGAGAATATCACCTATGTTGTCAAGGAAATGCCTGACAGCGTTTTGGGAGTGCTCAAAGGCCATGCCCGGGTGGCGCCGATATGATCAAAGCTGAAATCATTGGCAGTGAACAAGTGGTGGCCATGCTGGGGAGCATTTACCCCAAAGTCATTGACATTACTAAAAAAAGCATAACCGCCAGCCTCTTTGAATTATCGGCTTACGTCAAGGCCAGCAAACTCAGCGGCCAGGTTTTGAGAAATCGGTCTGGCCGGCTGCGGCGTTCAATCCATACCACGGACGTGGAGGACAAGGGGGGTACGATTGAAGGCGCCGTGGGCACGAATGTTGAGTATGCGGCGGCTCATGAGTACGGGTTTAGTGGCTCGGTGACGGTTAAAGCGCACATGAGAATGTGCAAGCAAGCCTTCGGGCGTGCCCTCAAGAACCCGCGTTCAATTAGCGTTGGCGCTCATGGACGCACGGTAAACCTACCTGAGAAATCGTTTCTCAGAAGTGCTCTCAAGGAACTGGCGCCGCAATTTATCACCAGGCTAAAAGAGGACGTGGCCAAAGGGTTAAAAACATGAGCCTCACCCGGGAAGCAATATACGGGGCACTTTGGGATTTGCTCAAGGCCCTCCCCGGGTTCAAAACCAAGAGCCGGCGGCTGGCTCATTGGGCTGATGTCCCAAAAAGTGAACAGCCGGCACTTTTCATGGCGCAAGCCGGCGAGGTGGCCATGCCCCGGCGAGGGCTTCCGGCCAAGTGGCATTTAAGCGTCAACTTATATATTTATGTCGTGGCTGACGATGATCCTTATTCCTCGCCGGCCCCCGCCCTTAATGCCCTTCTTGATGCAGTTGAAGCGGCCCTATGCCCGAACATTTACGAGTTCCAAACCTTGGGCGGTCTGGTACACAACGCTTGGATCAGCGGCAAAATCGAAACCCTGGAAGGGGTACTCGGCGGCCAGGAGGTCGCTGTGATTCCCATTGAAATACAGACCCATGCCTAACGGGGGAAATTTGTATGGCAGATAAAGACAAAACCAAGGAGGCCCCGCCCGTGGCGGTTGCCGTTGTTTTCGATGAGGTTTTCCAAAAGCATTTTCACAATTCCCCCACGTTCAGCCAGAACGTGGACATTGCCAATCAGCTTCAGGAATTCAAGCAAGACTTCCTGGCCCGGCTGAAGGAGGTCTAAGGTTATGCAATATGGATTCGGTTCTGGCAGCTTGTGGGCTATCCCGACTCATACGATTGCGGGCGTGGCCATTACGAACCCGACTCCGGTGCCCTTTGCCGGGCTGCAGGAAGGTTCGGTTGAATTTTCCGGCAACGTCAAAGAGCTTTACGGGCAATACCAATTCCCGCTAATCACCATGCCCGGGCATAAGAAGATCACCGGCAAGAGCAAGTTTGGGCAAATCAGTGGGGCGGCTCTCAATGTGTTCTTCGGGGAAACGCCGGCCACGGGTGAGATCAAAGTCGCCAAGGATGAAGCGGGAACGATCCCGGCAGTAGCCGGCCCGTACACCGTCACCGTCACGAATAGCGCCACGTGGACGGTTGACCTGGGCGTGGTCTTCACCGTTACCGGCCTTCCCTTGACAAGAGTGGCGGCAAACCCGGCGACGGGTCAATATTCAGTGGCCGCCGGCGTTTACACTTTCGCTGCGGCTGATACTCTCCTGGGCGTCAAGATCAGCTATGTTTACACCGCGGCGGCGGCGCCTGGCCAGGTGATCACGATCAACAACAATATGCTGGGGGCGGCCCTTTTCTTCAAGGCCGTTTTGAGCATGATCGTGCAGGGCAAGCATATGACCTTCACCCTGAATAAGTGCATTTCCAATAAACTGAGCATGGCCACGAAGGGAGAAGATTTCACCATCCCTGAGCTCGATTTTGCGGCCATGGCAGATGATTCAAACGTGGTGGGCACTATCAGCCAATACTCAGCATAAGCGCATAAAAGGGGAGGGGGTTTATGCCTGACGGTGAAAAAATCATGGTGGGCGGCGAGGAAATGATTCTCCCGCCCTTGAACTGGAAGTCCAGCAGGAAGTTTTTTAAGGCGGTAACAAGCGGCGCCCTGGAAAACCCTGATGAGGCGGTTGACCTCATGCCGGAATTGCTCTTTGCGGCCCTGGTGAGAAACTACCCTGAGCTTACTCAGGAGGCGTTAGAAGACCGTATCACCCCAGGAGAGGTATTGGCCGCTATCCCGATTTTGTTACGGGTGAGCGGATTTTCACAGGCCCAGGCGGGGGAATCGTAGGGGGGAAGGGTCATGACCCGGATTGGGACGGAATTACCGCCCGGATCATAACGGCTACGGGTTGGACTTGGGATTATATCGAGTGTGAAATGACCCTCCCCCGCATTTTGGTTTTGATGGATTATTGGGAGGATTGGCCACCTCTCCATACCATCACAAAGCCCCTGCTCACGTTCATGGGGTGCAAGCCGGCGGACACTTCAGCGGTTGCACCTGGAAATCAAGATAACGCCGGCCTTCTCTCAGAACTTGGGGCGGCTGGGATAATCATGGAGTAAGCCCATGGCTGGCGATGATCTGGTACAGGTAAAATTCGGGGCGCAAACCTCAGAGATTGAGGCCGGCGCCAAAAAGGCTTCAGATGCAGTAAAATCCTCAGTTGACCACATGAAAGGATCTTTTGACGGCATGGGTAACGCGGTCAAATCCTTTCACACTGAATTCAAATCCGGCCTGGACAACGTAACCGCTTCACTTGCAAAATTTTCTTCGATGATCATGGGCATAGGGGCGCTTCTTGCCGGGGGCGCCCTTTTCAAAGGCGCCATTGATACCTTCGTCAAAATGAACTCTGAAACCAAGAAGCTGGGTACGATTATGGGCATGACGACTGAGGATGCCCAGGCCCTTCTTATGACCTTCAAGCGGGTTGGGGTTGAAGGCGAAACCGTCACCCGGGCCGCTATGATTATGACCCGGCAGCTTAAAACGAATGAGCAGGCATTCAATGACAACAAAGTGGCTACCCGGGACTCATCCGGCAACCTCTTGAGCATGAATGAAATCATGTTCAATGCGATTGAACGGCTCAAAGACATGGAAGCCGGCACTCAGCGAAATATGCTGGCCACCACGCTTTTCGGGCGCTCAGTGGGAGATTTGCCGGGCTTTCTAAAATTGACCTCTGAGGCCGTGGACGAAATGAAGCAACGGTTGGCAGACCTCGGCATGACCATAGACGATGTGTCGACGGCTAAAGCCCGGGCGTATAAAGAAGGAATGTTCGATGTGGGATTAGTGACCACGGCGCTCAAATACAAAATTGGCGAAGAACTTATCCCGATCCTCATTCAGTTGGGGAAGTATTTTAGCTCAGAGGGGCCGGCAGTTATCAGCACTTTTGCAAGCTCACTGAAGGTCATTCTTATTGCCTTTGAGTTGGTCAAGGTGGGCGTGTCTGATTTGATCAACCGGCTCCGAGCGCAATGGCAAGGTCTGCTCACTGAGTGGCAGGGCTGGCATGACTTCATGAAGGCTGTCACTACTCTATCATGGGATAACATTGTAGCGGCCTGGGAGCGGGGAAACCTCCGGGTGCAGATGGTCACACAGAACGCCATGGTCAACACCACGAAGATTTACGCTGATGCCCTGACGAACATTGAAGGTCTTTTTGCCAGGTTCGGCGGCGGCGGCGGTGACTTGGGCGGGGGCGGCGGGGGCAAAGGCGGCGGTGAT